GACTCCATCTTTCTTGCCATTCTTGATTAAAATACCTGACTTCGATTTCTTCGGCACCTCGACGTGTTGCGATAAGCCGCAAAAAATTTCGTATGGCAGGCCTGCTAACTTACCGACCAATACGAGATAGCTCTCGTTGTCACTACCTGACCTGACGTTAATTCTGTGAATATCACAGGTTAGTTCCTTAGGTCGCTTTGGTGCGTGGCTTTCTACCAAGGTCTCCGGTTGACCAGATGCATCTATTTTCTTCTCCTCCGACTTCGTCTCGGCCACGAGGACGCCGGTTCGGCAACCATCACGGTACACTGTGAATCCCTTACATCCTGACTCCCAAGCAGACATATAAACATCTGCAACAACTTCTCGTGAAACATCATTGGGAAGGTTACAGGTTCGACTTATGGCATGACACACCCATCGCTGTGCTGCGGCCTGCAATTTCACAGAATTCTTCCAGTCAACGTCATTGGCAGTGCCGCCATGGTAAGGTGACTCGGTTACATCTGCCTCTGTCTTATGGTTAACTTCCATCCATTTTTTGAATGCGTGGTGGTAGACGGTGAACTCTTGCCATTTGTCACCGAGAGGATCCACGAAGTCGACCTTGACAGAAGGATCATCACCATTGACCTTTTTGCGGCGTTTGTAGAACAACATGAATGCCGGTTCGATGCCGGAAGTTGTTTGTGTGAGGACTGAAACAGAACCAGCCGGAGCCGTAGTGGTCAAAGCAATGTTTCGACGACCGTGCTTCTTGTAGGCCTTGACGAGGCTAGGTTCGGCTTCGAGGATCTGCTGGATGAATGGGTGTTTTTCCTCAAGTTCGTGAGAGAAGACAGGGAAAGCTCCACGTTCCTCGGCCAACTTGATCGTAGACTTATAGGCCGAAAGACAGATAGCCTTGTAAATAGCTTCAGTCATTTCAATGGCCAAGTTGGTTCCATAAACAAATCCCATTGCCGCGATAGTGTCACCAATAGCAGTGACTCCTAGACCTGTACGACGACCGCCAGACGTGGCTGTCTTAATCTTTTGCCATAAATTGATTTCGGCAGATTTGACGAAGTCTGATTCAGGGTCGTTTTTAATCTTTTCTATAATCTTATCTACAGCCTCGATTTCTAGATCGACAAGGTCGTCCATCAATCTTTGTGCCTTTTGAACAGTTTCCTTGAATCTATCGTTGTCAAAAGCAGCTGCAGATGTAAAAGGATTTTTTACGAATTTATAGACATTAACGAGAAGCAACCTACAAGAATCGTAAGGGCTAAGAACGAGCTCGGCACAAGGATTTGTTGAAACATTTCCATAACCTACAGACGCATAAGCTTCGGTCGGAGTACGCTTCTTTACTGTGTCCCAGAAGAGGAGGCCTGGTTCTGCTGAGTTCCACGCGGCGTCGATGATTTGATCCCAGATTTGCTTGGCCTTGACTTGCTTGGTGACCTTGGCCTGTTCAAGCGGCACATCCACGGGCCATTGCAATGTAAAATTTGCATCATCCTTGACCGCCTGCATAAACTCATCAGTGAGACGAATTGAGATATTCGCTCCTGTCACCTTTTTCAAATCGCGCTTGATGTTGATGAAAGTCTCAATTTCTGGGTGGACAACTGATATAGTCTGCATCAGAGCTCCGCGTCTTCCGCCTTGCGCGACCTCACGGCAGGTATTTGAAAATCTTTCCATAAACACACCGATTCCATCTGTGGTGCCAGCCGCATTTGCGGTGTTCATTCCCTTCGGACGAATCGTAGAAATATCGAAACCGACGCCGCCGCGGCGCTTCATGATTTGAGTTTGTTCTTGATCTGCAAATAAGATACCTCCATATGAATCTTCCGGTGAAGATATCACAAAGCAGTTTGAAAGTGATTGTAGCTTATAGTCATTACCGATTGCTGACATCGGCGAACCTTGGGGAACGACGGCGCCGAGTCCACGAGATTCCTTGGCCAGTTCCTCAAGGGACATCACGGCCCTCTGTGAGATATCGGTGTGCTCCACATCGGCGAGGAGGCAAAAGATCTCCTTCTCAGACAGCGGGTTCGGATACTTGGCCTCGATTCGAGCAAACTCACGAGCCAACCTCATGTGCATGTCTGAGGGGGTAAGCTCTAGAAGTTGGCCGCCTGGGTTGCGTAGAGCGTACTTGTCTACGAACACCGACGCGGCAAGTTCGTCACCGTTAAAGTACTTGAGGGATGCTGAGTATGCTTCATCTCGCGTGTATGACATATTTGACTCTTAGATGTGGAAAAGTAATTATATAACGTTTGCTTCAATACCGTTCGACTTTTGAGACGGAAACTCTTTTTTTAACTCTTGCCATTTGGCTCTTAATGCTTTCTTTTGCGCTTCATCATCAGACATCATCGCTGACTCAGGTGTATCAGCCGCTCCGACGATTTCAAACTTGCTACGAGCAGTGTTGATCCGTGCAGGGAAGACCAAGCCATCTCTACCAGCTCGATTCTTTGCGACATATAGCCTGCCCCAACCTGAAGCCTTTTCATGCGAGCGGCGAGAGACAGAGATGATGAAATCGCAAATCATTGCCTTGCCGTATGCTTCAGACATGTTTGTCATGTCAATAACCTCAGCGTTGGCACCTTCCTTGTTAGACTGAGACGCTGTCCAGATTGGAATCTGTAATTCCATGGCCAAGGCTCGAAGTTCTTCATACACAAGCTTTAATTCATGACGAAGAGAATCAAACTGTCTAGTCGATCTCATGATGTCTGCATAATCAATGATGATGACATCAGGTCTGAAGCCTTTTAGATCCAGCCTCTCAACGTGAGATCGAATCGTGAAGATCGATGCAGTATTTGTAGGATATTCTTTGATGTATAGTCTTCCTAGTTTGTTCTCATCATAAAACTTTTTGACCTGATCCTTATGGTCCATGACCTCACTTGAATCCATGTCACACAAGTTAGAATCGTAACGAATACCCACTGCGGTCTCAGACAACTCAAAGGTATAGTGCAACACATTCCTACCTTCTCGAAGTGCATTGGCGCCGATCATCGTGAGCCAATGAGACTTACCTGATCCGGATCCACCGACGACACATAGCAATTCGCCTTTGCCTGATCCGCCGTTCAATAGATCTTTCTTGTCAAGCTCTGGAATTCCTGTTGGGATTGTGTCACGTTTCAACCTTGTGAACCGCGCGTCTAGCTCATTGAAGAAATCATGACCGACTGATGGAGCAGTTCCAACTTGAACGGCCTTCTTGATCGACTCAACGATGGACTCATATTTGTCGGCCTGCATCTGATCGACTGCATTTTCTAGAGCTGCCTTCAGAGCTTGCTTACGACAAAAGTCAAGGGATTTTTCGCGAACAAATTGAAGATCTCCTGGATCGGGGTTCGCCTTCATCCTCTGGAGATATTCAATAATTTGGTCTCTTAAGATCGTGTCTGTCCCAACCTTAAGATCTTCTCGTATAATCATGGCGAGAAGCTGAAGCGTTGGAAAAACTTTGTACTTTTTTGAGTATGAAAAATAACGGTCTGCAAGAAACTGTAAGTACTTCAACTCGAAGTAAGAAGATTCAAATACTTCCATCATCTGTTCTGCAAACTTTGCGTCAGATAGCAAAGCTTGCATAATCTTTTCTTGAAAAGATTTACCGTATGCGCCAAATGTTGGGGTCGTTGTTACACTGCTCATAAATTATTGCTTTCAGAATCTTTAAACTTCCAAATAAACCCACCAGATGTTTTTCTTACGCCGCGGCAACAAACTCCTATGTTCAGAGCTCCTGTTGACAAAGCGGCTTCTGTTATTGAATTGAATGTGTTTAAAATTATTCCATCCATACTGAGCTGTTCAACTGGCTTGTTACCCGCAGATTCGGACATTTTCTTTCTTGTTTCTTGGCTTCTTTTCTTACCTTTGCCTGCTTGACCAATTTTTCTTTTATGATCATCTGTAAGTTTTGTACCAAGCTTTGCATCTCTCATTTTTTTCTTGGATTCTTCAGACATCTTTTTCCCAAGATGGATTTTTCTTATTTTTTCCTTCGTTTCTTCTGAGCGGCGTTTACCTTTGTTTTTATCGCTAATTTTTTTTCTAGCTTCATCAGAGAAACAATTTTTTGTTCCTTTGTTCCAAGATTTACGACCGTTTAGGCCTTCGGAAATTTTTCTTTTTGATTCTTCATTATGTCTGCAACCCGTTACTCCATCACCGCCCGGGGTAAGATTTGCTCCCCAAACATAATCTTCAGAGTAAACAAAAGTTTTATGCTCCAAGATTTTTTGAATTTCTACTTTTAAAGCTTCTTTTTCATCATGGGTTTCAAAAATTATTTTTCTTTCTAATCCATACTTTTTTGAAATCCTGTTATGAACAGGGTTTCTTCTAGATCCTTTATAATCTTCTACTCTTCCCATTTTTCCTTTTCCGACATAAAAAATCCTTGGATTTTCTTCTTTTGTGTAATCTGCATAAACATAAAAAATTTCTTTGTTTTCCATGTTTATAACTCGAATTGCAAATCATTTACATTTTAAAGATCATTTTGAAGCGGTCCTGTCGACACACTTTAGATCGTAAAAAAAACCTTCGACGTCGAAGCCTTCAATACCTTCTTTAACCAACGATCGAATCAATCCCATCCTATCGACCTTAGGAGTAAATGTATCGATAACATGTTGCACCTTTGAAATCTGATCAGCTGACATCATGCTACCGTCAAGATGAACGAGCTTCCAATTTCGTTTCACGTCTTCTTCTTGTTCAACGATGCGGCGATAGATGATCGATTCATCGATGTGACTTCTACAAAAATCGAGAACATCTTGCAAGATGATGCCGTCATCAGCAGACAAAATCGGAAGCTTTGACGCAACCTTCTTAAACCCTACGCCTTTCACTCCAGGAACGTTATCACCAGGATCTCCGCATATCGCTTTTGCCAATGCAAAGTTGCACGTCTTGATTCTATATTCTTCGAATATATCATCCTGATTGACGATCAACTTCTTGTGCAGGCTGTATATCTTTGTAGAGTCATCTAACAGTTGGTACATGTCCTTGTCGGATGATACGATGATCTTGTATTCGTTTCTTAAAGGACCTTTACATAGGTGTGCGATGATGTCATCTCCCTCACAATCTGAGACATACACTTGGCACACAGGAACGAATTTCAGCATTCCGAGGAGAGATATGAGCTGATGCTTCTTGTTCTCTTCAGAGTCAGGTATATCATCGCCATAGAAGCGATTCAACTTCTCAGCCTTACGACCCAACTTGTATTCTGAATACAAGCTACGTCTTCGACGAGATCCTCCTCCTTCCCAAGCGATGTAGATCGCTGACGGCTGTATCTCACGAGCTATTCGTTGCATTGATTTCAAGAAACCTATGCAGCCGCCCATCTGCTCACCATTTTTATTCATGGTGGGATAGGCGGCCCAAGATCTCAAAAAAAGATTTGCACCGTCGATGATTAAGGTTGGTCTGTCAGACATCAAATACCTGTGCTGCCAAAACCACCTTCACCACGTTGGGTTTCAGAAACATCACTGACCTTGTGAAAGATCGCTTGAATAATCGGAAAAAACAACAACTGTGCAATCCTATCGCCTTTTTTAACAATAAAATCTTCTTTACCCGTGTTGTGCAGAATGACCTTGATTTCCCCGCGGTAGTCACAATTATGAATCAAAGAACCATTGCAAAAAAAGTTGTGATTATTTTCAACCGTTAAATCGTAACAACGTTTTTTGTCTGTTTCAATTTTTTGAATT